TGTCAGCTAGCTCAGGAGTCCTCAGTGTAAGCGACCTACACCCTGTAGGGGTTGACGGCGCAAACAACCAGATCCTGACTGATGACGGCGACGGCACGGTTACTTCAGAGTCAAAGCTTACCTTTGATGGTACGACGCTTTTAGTGGATTCAGACGTAACAGCAACGACGAACCACACGACTATCGGCGCACACATTGACTTTGACGCTACTGGAATTGTTGCCTCTGGTCAAACCGGAAACAATGTTGGTCTCAATGTCGATATCAACTCTGACAGTCCGACGATGGTAGGCACAGTCAATAACATTGGCTTAGACATCGACCTAACTGGTGGGACTTCAGGGACACAAACTAACGTTGGTGTTGATGTTAACGTAAGCGGTGCTGACACCAACATTGCGGCTTTGTTTAACGGTGGTAACGTCGGTATTGGAACTGCTGCTCCGGCCCAAATTCTTCAGGTATCTGATGCTGCCCCAATTGTTGTGGTTCAAAACACAACGAATGAGCATACTGATGGTGGCGCAGAGTCTAAGGTTCTTTTCGCTGATCATGACGGTAACGCGTTGGGTCAGATTGAGGGGGCTCATTCTGGTGCCTCAGATGACGCTAAGGGTCAGTTTAAAGTCTCGACTAACAATGGGTCAGGTATGCAGTTGGCAATGAGTATCGATGATACGCAACTGACTACTTTTTCTGGTGACGTTGTTGTTGCTGGAACAAACCCGAAAATTACGATCGGTGATGCTGGCGCAGAAGACACCATGTTGGTGTTTGATGGTAACGCGCAAGACTACCGCATCGGCCTGGACGATGGCACCGACAACCTTGAGATTGGTGTTGGCACTGCCCACGGCACAACCCCTGCCTTAACAGTTGACTCCTCTCAGAACATTGATGTCTTTCGTGCGATCAATCTTGATTCAGCTATTCCAGACAACAGCGTTTGCGGGATTACGTCTGTCTTTACTGCGGGTGAAGCTTTGAATCGAGGAGACGTGGTTTACTTCAAAGCGTCTGATTCTAAAATGCACAAAGTAAACATGACCGCCGGAAGCTCCGAAGCTATTCCCGCCGTGGCTTTGGCAGCAGAAGATATTTCAGCAGATGCAGCAGGCAAGTTTCTTCTTCAAGGATTCATCCACGATGCGGGAACATTCCCAAGCTACACGGTAGCTGGAAGGCTCTACGCGCCCGAAGCAGAGGGACCACCAACTCAAACTGCCCCATCGACAGACGGAGACCTAGTCCAAGTAATTGGCTGGGCTGTCACAGCCGATAAAATCTACTTCAATCCGAGCCCAGACTTCATTGAGGTTGCTTGATGGCGGACTATGAGAAAGTCAACGATGTTGCCGCAGGCAGCATTGAAAAGATCAACGATATTGCGAAGAGCAGTATTGAGAAGATCAATGATATGACTACTCCTTCGTCGGGCGCTACGTATTGGGTAACCGCAATGAATGCTCGAGACATTGCATATGCTGCTAGTTCTGACACAACTTCTTGGACTAACTACGATGCAGGCATCAACCCACCAGGAGCGTCAGTAAACCCACTATCAATCGGGTACGGTCAAGATAATAGCAGTAATCCTTTGTACGTAATTACTAACGCTACCGACAATGGCGAAATGATGCGTGCCCCCAATGCAGCAGACTCTTCAACTACTTGGACAGCAATACAAAGTGACTTTCGTTTGTTTGATATTGCCTACGGAAACGATGTTTGGGTTGCTATCGGACAGATGAGCAGCAGCAAGGGAAACCACGTATTTAGATCCACAGATGGGGGCTCTAATTGGAGTAAAGTAGATGTCTCTGGCGCTACAAATATAGCAAACACAAGTTGTTATGCAATCTGCTATGCGGGCGGAACCACCTTTTACTTCTCTCAACAAAACAGAATTTATAAGAGCACCAACTCTGGGGCATCTTGGGCATTAGCTCACACTCTTCTAGACTCAGGAGGCAGTGATCCCGGTGACATACGCGCCCTTCAAGTAACTAATAGTTCGCTAGTTGCTTTTATTAAAAGTGCTGGAGAACTGTTCTCTTGTTCGTTGTCTGATGACACAGACTGGAGTACAGAAACAGCATTAACTTCTGCCGGGTCAATTAGTTTGAATACTCACATGGCTAGTGGTGGAGGCCGAGTAGTTCTTGTGTTGTCTCAGAAGTTCTGGGCAGCCGATGTAAACGGAAAAACAATAACGCTTGAGCACAACAACGCTGACTTAAGTTCTGACACGCACGGAAACGCGACCTGCGTCGGTACTGATGGGTCGGGTACGTTTATTGTTGGTTGTACGGACGGTGACATCTTAAAGAGTACAGACAACGCAGATAGCTTTTCAAAACAAGGCGGCGACCCTGGCGCCGGAGCAACACTTAAATGTGTTGCTATGATCGGTAATGTATTCTTACCCGTATAGGATTGACTTATGAAAAACTTTATCAACTCTCTGTTTTGCTCTCAAAAGCGAATCTCTTGGCGCCGACTTGCTGTTTTGATGCTTGGCACTGGGCTGCTTCTTTTAGATCGTCTGGGGTCACAAGAGTGGCTGTATCTCGGCCTTGCCTACATTGCTGGTGACTCGGCTGAAAAAGCAATGGCAGCTATTGGTCTTACAAAGAAGTAGTAAATGGCTTTTGTAACTACAAAATTTGATGATGCTACATCTTTTAAGATTGCTTATCATTCTCAAATAACAAACGCTGTTACCTCTAATTTGACGGGTGGCAGCGGACGTTTGTATTCAGTGAAGATTGAGAACTCAAACGATGCCGCTGTTTATATAAAAATAGCAAATGCATTTACAGCGACTTCTGGCTCTACTGCACCAGACTGGGTTTTTTCATGTCCTGCTGCTGTGACGTACACTTATCAAATACCAAACGGTGTTGCTTTCAAAGCGTTATCTGTTTGGGCAAATGAAAACGCTGCTGAAAGCGACAACACAACACCCAGTGTAAGTGGACAAGAAGCAGTGAAAGTTACTTTGTTAACAGGTTGATATGGCTACAATAAGAACAAGCGTACTCGGTGATTTAGCTGGAGTTTTAGTAATTGACGAAGATGCGGACACAACTGCTGAAGAGCATGTGACTGCTGGCACGGGATCAGCTTATGTTATTGAAATTGACGCTACTGCTGGTGTTCCTACAACAGATGAGCCTGCTTGTTACGTAAAAATTATCGACGCAAATACAGGTGTTACTGGTGGTGGGGGCAGTAGCTCCACTCCCGATTTGGTTTTATATGCACCGATTGGTGAAGTTACCACTTACGTCATTGATGGTGGCTGGGCCTTCACGAGCGGATTGAGCTTTTGGGCTGTCACAACAGCAGCAGTGGCTGGAGATACCTCTCCAACGTCAGATGTTAAAGTAACGATACTTAGTTCTTAGGAGAAAACATAATGGATCAAAAAATTAAATGGGCGACAACACAGCTAAATTCTAAGTTTGGTAATCATAAAGCAGCAGGCTTAGCTCTTTTATCTGTTGTAAGCGACTTGATTGCTCAGCTTGAAGAATCAAAGCTTGCAGCCAAGAAGCCCGCAGCCAAGAAGCCCGCAGCCAAGAAGCCCGCAGCCAAGAAGCCTGCAGCTAAGAAGTCCAGTGCTAAAAAACGTGGCTAATTTAGCTGCTTTGATAAGCGCTCTTTTTGTTGGGATTTTTGCGTTTTTTTTCAGCAAAAAAGCTAAAAAAGCTAAGGCTCAAGAGGCTCAAACTCTTCAAGACAATCTGAAAAAGATTGACTCTGCACTCAATGATGACTCTCCCGCAGATTCGTTATCTGATTTAGGTAACGCGAGGAGACGCGATTGATTTTCGCTTTACTATCATCACTTGCCTGGGCTGAGTTGCCAGCCAAGCCATCTCCACCAGATATTATTCCTGGGCAGTGTGCAAAGGTTTTTCCAATCAATAAGGGGCAGCCGCTGCCTGTTGAACTGTCTATTGATTTATCCTCCGCTTCTTGCTCTGCAGTGGCTGTCCCGCTTTCTGATTACGCCGATCTATTATCTTTAGAAAAATGGGGAAATAGCACATATAAAATTTCATCAATTGAAATATCACAATTACAAATGGAACGAGATTGGTACAAAAATCAATTAAATGATGCGCTAAAACCTAAACCATGGTTAGAAAGACCGGCAACACAGCGTTGGCTTGGTAGAATAGAAACAATTGTAATCGTAGGAGTTGTTACCGCTGGGTTAGGCGCTACTTACTACTACACGTCTGGAGCAGGAAAATGAACATCAAAGACATAGCCATTCCCTGCGGCACTATTTTGTTTGCTGCTGGCGCTGCTTTTGCCTCATTTGAGTCGGCTGCTCAAGACACAGAAGAGCTTGAGAGAAGAGTCACAGTCATTGAGTCCAAAGAAGGAAAACAAGAAGTTGTAGACCTAAAAATTGAAGGCGTCGAAAAGCGCCTCGACAAAATGGAAGAACTCATGGGCAAGATGCTCGAAGTTCAGCAGCAGCAAGCCATCAATCAAGCTAAAATTTGTGCCGCCACTAATGCGAGTTGTAACTAATGAAGCCGCTTATACTTGACTATGTAGAATCTCTCGGCCACGCCGTGTTTGAAACAGGTGAATACAATCTGAATATCATTGGTATTCGAAGTAAAGATCATCAGGCAAACAGCTTTGATGATCGAATCTGTGTAGTCTTTAGAGATGAGAATGGATGGATAGTTCGGACCTGGGAATGCACCACCGAACCGGGTAGATATTGGCTTGAAAATCCCGGCAACGTAAATGGAACTGCTATTCTTGTACCTGGGCAGTATCGATCTGTTTGGAAGATCGACAAGCACCAGGGAAGATATGATGCGCTCTGTCAGAGGAACGGTACAGTCAAGGTTTATCGGGACGACAATAAAGACGACGTTATTGATCTTGATGTGGACTCAATTACTGAAGGGATGTATGGCATCAATATCCACAAAGCCGGGTCAGCCTCGACGCAGGTAGACAAGTGGTCTGCTGGATGTCAGGTATTTAGCCACAGCGCTGACTTCGAAGAGTTTATGTCTATTTGTTACGCAGCAAGAGATAAGTGGGGTAACAGCTTTACATATACGCTGATTGATGAACCGGAGTTCTAAGTGGAAGCAGTGCTGGAATCACTGTTGGCCGATGGTCATCTTGGAGTCTTCGCTGCTTTCTTGATCTATCAGTTTGTTACCATGCAAAAGCGGCTGGACGCTCTTGTAGAGGGCTTTCAGAAGCAACTCAAAGAGATTAACGACGAGTACGATGGCCGCATTGAAAAAATGCGAGAGCGTTACGATGCCGTAATCAAAGAGGCTCGTGCTGAAACTGCTGCTCAAGCGAAAGATTTTCTTAATGTTAGAAATAAGATCCAAGAGCAAATCGTCTCGAAACTTGACGTGTTGACTGCTCGGTCAAAGTAGGTTGAAATGGATTGTGTTGTCGGATCGGGAAAAGATTGTGAGCTTAAATTAGGCCAATCAATTCGTATATACGACGAGACACCCGCTAAAAAGGAGGCCAAACCCGTGGCACAAGAAACTAAAAAACCAGACCCTATTCCTCCACCTGAGCCCGAACCGGCCCCAACTCCAGTTGAAACTGTTGCAGCACCCGCTGTTCCTGACCTTGTTGAGTCGGTGGGTGTATCTCAAGACATCACCGCTGCTGCAGATGCAGCCAAGTCATTGGGTGGAGACTACGCACCCATGGTTGCCATTGCTCTTGCTGGTATGGCTGTAGCTGGCGGGTCGAAAGCCTGGAGCTTCTATCGTGAGCGTGCAGAACAAAAGCACGAACAGGAAATGCAGAAGCTTAAAATGGAAGCTCAGTCGCAAGGCATGGAGGGTCAACAGCCTCCACCTTGTCAAGCAGCAAACGCGAAGATGCAAGCTGAAGTAGATGCACTCAAGTCGAAGATCGGCTCCATTGAAAAGAAAACGTCGATGATTTCGGCTGACTTTGACGGAGAAGATGTTGAGCGTCAAATCAAGCGCATGAAAAAACGAATCGATGAGTTGTTCGAGATCTCTGAACAAAAATGATTGTCACAGCATTAATTTTATTTGGCGCCATGGTCGTGCTTCCAGCAGGTCTTACGATGGTGGTTGATGGTGAAGGTAGTTCATCCAAAAAGAAAAAAGCGCCAGAGAAAATTGTCGAGCCCGAACCTGAGCCCGAACCTGAGCCCGAACCTGAACCTGAACCTGAGCCTGAGCCTGAGCCTGAGCCTGAGCCTGAACCAGTTATCGAAATGGTAGCTCAGACGCTGGTAAAAATTGCACCAAGATGTAGTGACGGCGAATCAGAAAAACGACTACGTGCGGCAAGTTTGGAATATTTATCTAATATGGAAAACTTACCATCTAATATTTCATTCGAAATACAGGAATGTACGGATCAAGGTATAGTTGATATTGAGATTGTTGAGGTTCCCAAACAATGATTGCCTTAGATCATTTTTAGTACAAGACCAACAACGGATACAACCAATGCCGCACAAGAAAAGACCAGGGCTCGTCTATTGGCACGCCAACTGCGCTCAACACCATGTCGCTTCAATTCAAAGTCGAAGTGATCTTCAGGAGTCCAATCAGGAATCTTCTGAATGTACTCAGGACAAGTCCGATGTTCCCAAAGAGCGTCTTCAGGAATCTGCAAGCCACGATACATTAAACAGGCGCCTGCCTGTTTGCTAGTTTGATTGTAAGGCTTGAAAAAGCCACATCGTCCGCATCTTGCCATAAGTAAAAAATACCCCACCTGAGTCGTGACACTCAAGTGGGGTCAGGTTTTAATCCACGGGATTAAATTGATCTCAGCCTATCTGAGATCAAAAATGTCTAAACCACCACCAAAAAATGGATTAATACCTAAACGTGTTTTTTGCCTACTGCCCCCCCACCCGGTAGGAATCGCCCATGCTCCGTCCCCCGAGAGTATGGGAACAAGCGATGTGGGTGGGGGGACATAGGAGATTTTATGCCTTCTTTGGAGCGGCAACGCCCTGAGTCGGTGCAATCGCATCATTAAGCATATCTAATACCTTCATGAGGCCTTCTGGAGGGCCATCGTCACGAGCCACTACCTTCACGTCGTACTTGGCGCTGTTGTCGCTCTTACGGCTGTTTTCGCTGTGGTTAGCCACAGAGCCATGAACAGTGACCTCGCAAGAAAACAGACCGGCGTTGTATTTAGCCTTGGCTGTAAGGTCAGCTTTGCTATCTGAGGTGGTCTTGCTCGAGGTCGAAGACTTGACCTCCATAGTGAATCGAACTTCCGCTTCTTTGACTGACAAAGAAGGGGTGTTGATAATGGCGAGCAGTGGAACCTGAAGGTCCACTTTTTCCATCGTTGTGTTTCCGGCAGCGTCTTGAACCGGCTTGTTGAAGCTAAAGTCCACGGTGCGAGCAGACATAATCTTGCCTGTGGCATCCGTATCAAGCCCGACATCTTGAATAAAATCGCTTGATGCCTTTGCAAGCAGTGTCTGAGCGTTACACGCAGCTTTAAGTGGCCCACCAATGAGTTGCTCCATTGGAAGTCCACCAAACTGTGATGACATTTGTACGAGGCCGGAATCTGCCATGATGTTCTCCTACGGAAGCAGTTTGATTAGCTGGTCGTCGATTCTTGCATAACCTTCTGGGGGCTCACTGCCCTTGAAGATCAGCTTGAGTTTAGCAGCATTGTTCTCTTTTTTGAACCATGATGGCGCATTTGAGCATGGCCGGACCATTAGCTTGCCCTTCTTCTTGTCAGCAGTAAGCCCAGATATCTCAACAGACATCTCCACTTCAAGCGTATCAACACGCAAGCTTTGACCCGTCGTGAGCGATTGTAGCGGGACCGGCACTCTTTTTTGTACCAGTACTCCATCTTCCCATGTTGGGATCTCCATGACGACCATACGAGGTGCATATATGTGTCTTCCGTCGTCATCTGTGACCGGCTCTCCATTCGCATCAACTTTACGCTCCCAAAATTCTTCGCTTGTAATCGAGTCAAGCTCATGTCGCTCTGCAATATCGGTGGCCGCTATAACCGCTGATTGAATGGAATGTACAATGTCATCTAAAGAATGATCAGGCATATATTCTCCGAGTTATTACTTAAACGTAGGCGATCAATGAAACGTTTTTTCCAATCGTACAAAGACATCTTGGTCTACCATGACTATGGTCCATTGCTTTTGTTTTGGAACGTAGCGGACTTGGCCAACAATAGAGTGCTTTGGATGAGCTATGGCGAGGCCATAGACAGCGGGATGGAGTGGGCCTACCTTCAATACGCGCTTTATTTTGTTGTAGCGTTGGGTATGTTGTTTAGCTTGCCTAATATCAGATCCTGCTCTCGTTTTGTTGGAGCGTATCTGCTGTTGTATATTTTCTCCACCACCAAGTTCGTTGTGAGTGTATTGAGTGATGATGAGTTTGCGGCAGGCGAAGTGGGTAGAGCGCTTGTTGTGACGGGCGTCTACTTTACGCTGTGGGTATGGATATACGTTAAAATGCGTATTGAAATAATGCATAAGGATATTCGTGGATAAACCAACTACTACTGCTGCGATTGTCGCTGCCGTTACAGGCGTGTTTAGTGCTGGTGCATTCAAGTTCTACGAGTTCATGTTGAAGCAAAAGCGAGAGGTTCAACAAGAAGAGAAAGCTGAACAAGCTTTGTATAGGGATGACTTAATCAAACGCGTTGAAAAGCTTGAAGAAGAGCGTGAGGAAAACCTGACCAAGATCATGGAGATGATGTCGGCCATGTCTGCCATGAAGGTAGAGGTTGAGTATCTCAAACGTGAAAATGAAATACTCAAACTCAAGATTGATTCAATGAGGTGATTGGTTCGCCTGGGCCTTCACACTTCGGACAGTTCAATTTACCAAACCAAATATGTCCACACTCAATACAACAACGCCTAAAAAGTTCAATCACCTTTCCCATTCTTCAATCCGTAGTTGTCCTTAGCCCACCCACTACCCTTAAGGGTAAAGTTGGTCGCACAGATCTTTCGCTCCATTTCAACTGATGTTCCACGGTCGATAGCACAAGCCCCACAATGGGGGCTTGGGTCTCCGAATGCCTGCAAGACTTCACTTCTTTGCTTGCAATTTGGACAAACAAATAGATACAGAGGCATCGATCTAATCGTTGAAAACAACCGGCTCAGGTTCTGGATCCGGCAACGTTTCCACTTCTTTAGTGATCTGTGTGTTGTTTTGGATAGCACCAGCAGACATCGCAACAACCAACTGCTTGATCAGGTCTTTTAATTCACCGTCATCTGTGCTTTTACTTGTCAGCGCTTCGACGATTTCTGGAGCTATTGGGCTGGTGTTTACGTTCACTGTTGTGCTGATAGGCACGCCGTTTCGATACACAAGCTCATCGTTGTTATCAACATCTACAAATTTGACTACGAAAAATAAACGCTCGACGCCATCTACCGCGTGGTCAATTTTGACCTCATAGTCCATAACCTTCCACTCACCATTCGGTTGAGAGTTTCGGATTGTTTTCAACATACCGTTGATGGAGTTTTGAACGATTAGATTCCAGCCTTCTTCGGTAACTTTTCCTTGAAGCTGGTGAAGAGGCCAAGAGCAGTCTCCAAGCTTTGATCTGAAGTTGCTGCATTCCTTTGCCTTTTTGCTTGGGATTTTTTGCGATGATGCAACTTCATTCAACACCTTCATAAGCAAAGATGTCTGATTCACGTAGGACTTTTTACCTGAATTTTCTTTTGTTTCTTGTTTTGTGCTGAATGGGTTTTTCGCACGCTCTACTTCTTCAAACAGACTCATCTCGATCTCCTATTACTTTCTAGAACGATTTTTTTTCTGACTTTCAACCCGTAGGTTTTTTGTTGAATTGTTTCTGGGATTGCCATCTTTGTGGTGGACATCTTTACCGTCACCCTTTTTGACACGCTTTAACATTGTCATGATTCGTCGTGCAGTATTCCTGCCTGCGCGTCTTTTCTTTTGTTCAGGCTTACTATGGTAGTTTTCATACTCTGCTTTATAGTTACGAGCCAAGATGCCCTCCTTTCTCAATCATCCTCGAGCAAAGATTTTGTATCCTTAACTTCTTTTGATTGAACGATGTCTTTACTATCATCCATCAAAACATCTATCTGTTCTGACAAAACTTCCATGGTATCAGTCTCATCATACTCTTGATTCATATTTACAACCTTTAAATCTTCAGTATGAGCATCTTGCTTTCCATCATGGTCATAAGCATTTTGCATGTTGTCGTTCATTGGGACAATCCCACGCGCAAAAGCGTACCTAAGTCCAGTTTTCAAGGCCATCTCAATCGGCCACTGACCCCAAGGTGATCGATTCTTGTCGCGCTTGTAGGCGTCTGAGTTGGCTCGTCGTTTTTCTATGTCTGCTTTCCTTATCACTACAAAATCTTTTGATCCATCTTGGTAGAAAGCTACGACATAAACCGCCTTCAAGGTGTCCCACGACTGCTCTGCGTTTAGATCTGGAATGTGTTCCAGACTTGGCTCTGTACCTTCAATTACATTGAATGTATCGCTTTCAAAAACGGCCTTGGTTCTAAGCCTCACTCCGTTGTTTGCTGCCAGCTTAGAAAAGCCTCTGTGTGAAACCTGCCACTGTAGGTTCTTTCCTCTAGGTAAAAGGTACACGTCTGGAAGAGGACCCCCAGGCATAAGCCCAGTCATTGCTGATAATGCTACAGCCTGTGCCACCGATGCCGGGTCACAGCTATACAGCCTGTCGTTTGTTTGCGCTGCTTGACGAAAAGCTAGCGCAACGCGGCCTGCGGCCTGTGATCCACCTTCTGTTCCAACCATTGCCTGAAGGAAGTCAGAAGCCTTAGATTCTACTACGCTTCTAAATTGATGTGCTGGGTGAAGTGCGTTTTTGCTCATTTGCTCTCTCCTGTGTATTGAAACCTAAAGGTTCTTGTTGGATCGCCTTCAACAATGTACTGCTTAGCGAGTTCCGGGTGTTGTTGCTCAAAATTAGACCTGTCAAATGTTCTTCTTGGTTTTGATTCTGACCAAGTCGCTATGCCTGCGATGCCGTATGAAGTCCCAATGCATTCCTTGATTTGGTTTTCAAGATGCTTTTTTCTTTTCTCAAGCTCAGCATATTGTGCTCTGATCTGTTTCAGTTCATCTGCTAAAGCAATGTGGGATTCTTGAGGCTCAATGAAGTCTTTGTTTTCTTGCCTGAAAAGTTTGGCCAATGATTTTGAGCATGCAGAGGACCCATCCACCTCTGGTGGGATCCCTTTTTCTATGTGCTTTTTGTACCAATCTCTGGCAAACGAAATGATCTTTTCCTCGATTCTGTCGTCTCTATAAATTTTGTATGATCTGTACTCGTCAGAGATCGTTGCAAAGGCTGCGAGATCACATCGGTCATCATTAGTCACAGCCATCTGCCAAATACATTGTGCCGCATAATGTGGCGGAACATTGCTTGTTCCCGATCGTCCCCATTTTTGGTCAAACTTTCGAGTCGATTTAATCTCCAATAGCCACTTAGCATCCTCTATCGAAACAAAAAAATCGGGCCGAGCGTGCATCCAGGGCTCAGGTCCAATGATTGGAGCGGCCTCGTATTCTGGGCCTTTTGATATTTTAACGTTGTTGAGGTGGGCATAGTGGGCACCTATTGCTGGTTCGAGAATATGGCCCCTCGCTGTTGCTGCAGTGGAAGAGGACTCTGTAAGTCCATGCATTCTTGCCCAGACATCCCAGGGGCTCGACCAAGGTGAAAGACCCAGTATTGAGGAAATGCTGCTGCTTCCTATTGTTGGCGATTGTGTATTCATTTGTTACCTTGCTGTCTGCTTGTGTATGGTAAGTGTGCTGACAAGTGATGTCAACACCATCAATCTAATATATTTTCAAAAAAGAACCGGACAGAAAATGTCCGCTTGGAGTTCAAATGGACATAAGAACGTACCGAGAGTCTCAAAATAGATACAACACAAGGCACGCTTTTTGTCTTTGGATCAACGCTGATTTGGCTGATCGGGGATTAAGTCTTTCAGTCTCTTACTTAAGAGACCTCGAGTCTGGCAGATCTTGTCCTTCGTTGCCGTTGGCTGTTGCGATTGAGGACATCACCGACAATCAAGTCACGACAAGAGACTGGGCCGGTTTGTTCAAAAGCAAATAGTCAACACTCTCCTGGGCTGAGACTGTTGGTCGCGTACATAAACGCAGCAAACTGCTGAGCCAAAGCAAACTCGACATTGATAAGCCTATGAAGGTGTTCTGTGTCTTTTGCCGTACACACAAGATCACCCTCGTCATCAAACAGCTTCCATGCATCACCGTCGCCAACGAGGGACCATCCAACAGGCAGTCTTTCAAGCACTGACATCATATTACTGACACCCGATTTTTGTGTA